TACGAGATATAGCAGTACACCGTCTGGAGTATTACTTAAACAGTTAAAATCTAATTGGCTTACTAATTTATTTAAAGGCGGAAGTCAAAATACTATAAAGAATGTAGCTCAAGATTGGAATGATTGGTTAAAAGATACTGTACAATCTGAGAAATCTTTATGGGCTAGAGATTTTAAGGCTAATGCAGAAGCTAGTAAAAGGCGTGCTTTAGGTGTACTCAATGACTTAGCAGGTATAAATAGAATGGCTAATAAATATTATAAGGCTAAAGACGGTATAAGAGAAGATATTAATAATGCTCTTGGTCAACTTAGAGAAGAATATACTGGATTAGTAGCGGGTACTGTAAACGATATATTAGATGATTTTAGAGATTTGGGTACTAAAACCATTAATGGATATAAAGCTAAAGCATATGATTGGAGTGTACAACAAGGAAGAACTGCCTTAGGATATTTAAGACAGAGATTTGGTAATACAGCAGGAAGACTCAATAGTGTAGTTCCAGAACCTATAATGCGTATGCTTGCACCTGCTAATAGGATATTAGGAGGAACACTTGGAAACATAGCTAAAAGATTAGGTCTTAGTAAGTGGATAGGAGATGTAAGCGGGACTAGTGAAGCTGGTGATTATCAGAGTAGTGAAGCTAATGTAGTGGGGAAAGCACAACATTTAAGCAATATCACTTCTATAGTAGATCAAGGAGATTATTTATCTAAACAGCTTACTATAGATACTCAAAATACTATGGAAAATAGTCAACTTCTTAATATAGGTAAAGAATTTAGAAATTTACTTGGTATTATGCTAGAAGATTTCGGATATGTAAATACTATATTACGTAGTATAAATTATGCTAGAAACTATCATTTTGTAAATAGACCTGTATTAGAAAGTGAAACTAATAGCTATTATAGAACATACGCATTCTTTACTAGACCAAATTTAAACTTATTTATAGGAGGAAAACTTAATCCTAGTCTTGATAACTATCCTGAAATGAAGGCTATTATATTAACAGATCCTGGATTATATGCAGAACTTTGCAGAGACGGAGCATATAAAAGTAATTTATTTAAGCTATTAAATAACTATACTAAAGAAGTAAGTGCTCCTCGTTTATCCGAAACTAACAGAGAAGGTATAATGAATATGCATGGTAAATCTATGCCTACACCAGGAGTACCAGAAATATATGGAGAAAACGAAATATCTGTAACATTTATGGATAATAATAGAGGAGATATAAGCAAACTTTTATATTTTCTATCCATGTATAAAGGATATACTGCTAAAGAAGGATTTCCTATGAGATCTCAGTATATAAAATATAAAGGATTAGATTATCTTATGAGCTTATATTTAGTATCTGTAGATATGAACTGGAATGTAATAAACTTTGCTGTAGCTTATAGTCTTATACCGCCAGAACCCGTAACTCATTTAGCTCAACATAAACTAGACGGTATGAGTAAAAACGAATATATGGAAGATATAAACGTTACATTTAAATGTACTACATTTATTCCATATGCTCCTGATCAATTTGATGTATTTAATCTTATTAGTGGATTTAACCCTGCTAATATAATGGATAGTGGAGGAGCTACAGGAATAACATTATTAGCTACTGGTCGTACTAATCAATCATTATTATCTGAAGGTAAAGCTGAAAGAAAACCTTTATTACGTGCAAGTTTTAGAGATAGACATGGATCAGATCCAGGAGACGAACCTATATTCCCATTTAAAGGATTATTTGAAATGATGGCCGTATCTCCAGGATTTTATCGTATGAGTGCTTATCAAAAGGATAATATAGTGGATACAAGACTTAATATTAAATTTGGATTTAGTTCGTAAGGAGAGTGTATTATGAGTGAAGATTTAAGAAATATACGTCCAAAAGATATAGAATATGCTTATAATAAAGTAGGATTTTCTGGAAGAGCTTATCCAAATACTAATACATTTCATACATTTGATAATGTATTTGGTCATATAGTGAAACATATGGAGACTTGGGTAACTAGACATACTGACTTAGTTTTAAGAGAAATAGAAATACCTCAAAGACTTCCAGAATCTCAACGTACTAAAGACAGCTATAGAAAAATGCTAGGTCGTAGTATATTTCCGAGAGCTACAGTTATGTATAATATAGATCCTAATCATGAAAAATATGTAGATTTTGCTAACATGGATAGATTTGATAGAATAAACGGTAATCCAGCTATAGCTTTATTAGAAGTAAGAAGACAACATTGGAAAAAGAACCCAGGTGATTACTGGGATTATATGAAAGATATAGATTTATTACTGTTTGGAAGTCCTAAATTCCAGACAGCTTCAGTCTTTTTTAGTGTATTAGTAAATGAAGAGGCTAAAGCATATGAAGTATTTGAGATGATGAAGTATACTTTTCCTTTAGAAGTTCCTAAACCTATATATTATAATAAGGAAGAAATGGATAATGGTAGTGAAAATATTATACCTTATACTATAGAAACACTATTTCCTGATAGTCTTATACACGATCTTAAGATAATATTTAATATACAAGATGAAGGAACTAATGGGGATTTAGCTCTTTTAGAAATATTAAGAGAACACAGCAAATCTCAAATAGATTACAGAGTAGACGGAGGAAATAGAAGACGTGCTTTTGCAATAAAATATGCTGCGCCTATAACATTAATACCTAAAAGTATAGAAGAAATTAACTTAGAAGAAAATAATGTGAAGACTTGTGGTGCTAAAATAGAGTTTTTAGTCAATTATCCTAAATTTGTTATGTATGGTATGACTGCGACTATGGAAAAAATAAATACAGACTGTCCATCATTACAAGTTGATTTTGATAGAGATAAAGATAAATTAGTACATTATCAAGAGATATATCAAGCTCGTTTCGCCCAGTTTACTGACAACCACCTGTCATTATATAATTTAGTAGAAGTAGAATACAGCAAAGATGATGAGAAAATTGATATGGATGACCATACTTATACTGCAGTAAATACTATAGATACTGTGTGTGATAATATGATTATGGCTAATTATGTAGAATTCTTATTTGAATGCTATGATGATGACGAGCTTAAAGATCTTATTTATATAGAATGCAAAAGAAGAAATCTAGATAATATACTAGAAGATTATCATCCTGGAATGGATGCTGATTTTAGAGTAAATGCAGACGATATAATAGATCTTAGAGGAAAAGAGGGGAGAGCAATATTTGTGGCTCTATATTTAAAGAAAGAACATTATGTAAGATGGCAAGAAGAAAATGGTTATATAAATAGAAGTAACTTTAGTAACGTTTAATATAAAACAGAGGAGGAAATTAGTTATGGTACCAGCTTTTATGAGTTTTAAAAATGTGAACTTTATAGTTAATGCAGTATTAGTTATACGTGCACATGAAGGATTTAGACGTAAAAAGTACAAAGATAGTAAAGGAATTTGGACTATAGGATATGGATTTAACTTGGAAAGTGGGACATTTAGTAAAGAACAAGTAGAAAGATGGAAGAAAGACGGTATAACGCAAGAAGAAGCAGATATAATCTTAGCAGAACATATACAAAAGATAATGCAAAAAGTAGATGGAATGCCTTGGGTTATGAAGCTTAACTTTCCACGTAGATTAGCAATAATAGATATGTGCTTTAATATGGGTATGGGATGGCTAGATAGATGGACTAATACCGTAGGATTTATTAAAGCAGGTAATTATAAAGCAGCTGCTAATGCTATAAGAAAGAGTTTATATGCAAAGCAAGTAGGAGCTAGAGCTTTAAGAAATGCTTTAGCTATAGAACTTGGTCAATATCCAGAACCAACTTTAAGCGCAAAACAACTTATGCTTATGACTGGAGCAACAAACTAACAAAAGGAGTAAAACAGCATGGATGAGCAAATAAGAGATAAAAGACGTTATCGTACAGGATTTACCATAGATGATAAGAAAGAATTTATGCGTATTGCGATAGCTGAACTTGAAAGAAATGGAATTAAATCAGAAGATGTGTCTCTATTATCTCCAGTTGCTATTACTGTACAAGCTATGAGTAATTTCCTAGATAATATTTCCGTAGTAGTAGGTAATATATCTAGGGAAAATAGCTTGATACATGCTCAGCGTTATAGCAGTCTTATGAACCAATTAGCTCAACATAGTAACGAAGTAGTAATTGCAAAGCCATCTAGAATAGATATGTTCGTAAGAATACCTTTATCAGATGTGCTTATATATGGAAGTAAAACTCAAGCTAATACTTGGGAACTTCGTTATAATGATAAAAATACGTGTACTATAGATGGACTAAAGTTTATGCCTGTAGAAAAAGAGTATATAATAAAAGTTACTCGCAATCCCGATGGTAGTCTTAGTCCACGTGTATATGTAGATAAAAATGGTAAAAAGAATGACATATTAGTGCAAATGGTAGAATATCATGGAGCTAAAATATTGGGATTTAAGGCTAGCTTTAAGCAAATAGAAATAGATTATAAAGAATTTATATTCAATGACGATCAATTACAAATGTTTT